GGATTAATCAAATTAGATTTCATACGTTTCATACCTTTCTTATAATCATCTAATGCAAAAGCTGCTTGTTGTAAGTTTTCTTTAAACTGATGAACGTAGTATCTTGTTCTAGCCATGATTACAGAAGCATATTGATCTGGAAAGACTATAGTATCTCCATGAGCAGAAAGTTCTGTAGGTGCAGAGTAAGCATAGAAATGAACATTGTATACTTTGTCTGGGATAGGACTAAGACCAAATTTTCTATGGTCTGGACTACGAATAACAAACTGAGGCTCTCCATGATTCTGAGTATCTGCATCATCTGCGTTTTCTTGATCTCTTAAATATCTTCTCCAATCTGTTAAAGATATAAATCTTAAACCTTTAGATACATAGGGTGCGGATTCTCCTGATACACTAATTGTTGTAATATAAAAATCATCCCAATCTATAGAAGAATAATCAGTAGTTATACTAGAGCTTCCTGCTTTAAGTGTGTACCATCTTGTTCCTGCTACGGTTGCTACAGTTACATTACCGTAAAAAGGATCTGTTTCTCCGCTAGCTGCGGCAGCAAAGAAAGGTAATTGAGGTTCTTCATTAGCTATGTCATTTAACGCTCTATTAATTGCTTCTCTTACAAAAGCTTGTATTCCTACAGAACTTGAAAAATTTGCAGAAGTTAATTGTACTTCATTTAATTCTCTAAGAACTTCGTTAGTAAGTGTTAAATATGTTGTAGCCATTAGTTACCCTTTTTCTTTTTACCAAATATGCGATCATAGTTATCTGCATATTTTTTCTTTGCTTCACCAGAATATGCGCTACCTAACAATCCTAAGACTCTAGTGCTTTTGGGCTTACTAGAGCCATTTAGGATCATAGGATTTTTGTCATTACCTAACTGTGGCATTTTTAATCTGGGGTTGAGCCAAGATGTAAAAACTCTACTAAATAAGTAACAGTTGTAGCGGCTGTTGCTAAGTTGTTTGCTAGAGGCTTAAGGCGAGCATGAAGTGTTCTAGCTGCGGCACTATACAACGTAGAGGCTATAACAATAGCTTCTGAAGTTGCAGGGCCTCCAACAACACCTGCTGTTACTCCTGTACCTACAAAAGCGTTAGCGGCATGTCCATGTGAGTTTTGAATAATATACAAGGGTGCGTTTGCTGTCCAAGTTACTGCTGATCCACCATCATCTAAGATAGCTTTTTCATCAATAATTTGACCACCACCTGCTGCAGTACCTAAATCAAAATCAACATCATCACCTGAAGCTCCTGCTGTAACAATGTTACCTGCTGGAATGGCAATAAGATTTCTGATAATAGTATCAGCGGGTTGTGTAAATGAAACATCGTAAGTAGCGTTAGCAGTAACTGCAATAGTTCCTGTAGTAGCTGAAGTCCACGAGTTGCAAATATTGTCAGCAATTTGCCCAACATCGACTGTTCGAGCTGAGTTGCGCCCTGTATCACGTACTTTGAATACTGGGTTTGACATATTATGTCTCCTTGTTTGCGTTTAAAATAAAATTTGTACTCTAAAAAAGAAAGGGAGGCTTTTACACCTCCCAAATCTATTTAGTCAATACCATAGAAAGCAGAAACTAATGCATCAGCACGGAGTACTTTGGATCCATAAACGTGGAGTCCTCGTACAATGTCACCGAATGAATCAGGATCACGCAATACTTCAGTACTTGTAATCGTCTGAGCAGTAGCTGTAGATGACATATGACCAGCAATACATTTACCTGCAGCATTAGTTGTTGCAGCAATGTTGTTTGACTTGTACATATCGAATCCACGTAGTTTCCCACTTGAGACTAGACCATTTCTAATAGAACCTTGACCTGCGTTATAATCAACAGACAAAAGTTTTGACGATGAACTCGCAAGAACTTCGTAGAAATCAGGTGATGCTAAGAACCATCGACCTTCTTCTGGAATGTTCTGTTCGTCAAGCAAACGAGCCATATGTGACAATACGTCAATAGGATCGTGTTCACTTGAAGCAAAACCGATGTCAAGATTACCAGTTCCATCAAATGTGCCTGCAGCTAAATCAGTAGCGTTGTCAGAACCAAGGATATGGTTAGGACTTGATGCAGAAACACCTGCGAACATAGTAGCAATTACACCTTCATCATAAGCATCACGAAGAGCATATGCTGCAGATGAACTAGCAACTTCTTTAAAGTTCACGTGAGACATTGAAGTTTCAATATCATCAACGATGAATTTAAATGCGTTAGCTGTATCAACTACAAGAGTCAACTCTTGGTCAGTTAATTTAGTAGCTGTAACGTCTGCACCACGTTCGTACTGGTACACAGTGATTTCAGGTTCTTTTATAATCTTTACGGAATCTCCGAAAGCGGCAATCTCACCAGCATAATCTGTGTTGGTGATCGCTTCTACAACCGAAGCCTTTCTAAAGAAGTTAAGAACCTTTTTAGAGTAGACTGCGGGAAGGAAAAACGAATTATTTTGACCACTGACGGAGTTCGCAAAGTTAGCGTTAGTATCAGTACTTGGTTCAAAGAACTGATCTGATTGGTTATAAGCCATTTTACTTCTCCATTATTTTATCAAATTAAAAGTTAGTTTATTTTGCTATCCTGCCTTCGTGAATTGCTCGTCCGATTTCTTCTTCGTACTTGTCAAATTCCTGTATAGACATTTTAGCGATTTCCCTTTCAGTCCAAATTCTATCTTGCTTAGGCTCAACCGCAGTTGTTTTGGTTGATACCATATCAGCAGCAGATTTTTTGGACTTAGCTGAAGCTGGCTTCTTAGCTTTAGAATCTAATCCCATATCACGTTTATATAAATCTAAAGCGCGACTTGCAAGATCTCCATCACTAGCGTTTTTATATATCCAATCTTGAATAGATTGTGGTTGTGCTTTTGCCCAACTATGAAACTCATCGCTGTTTTTAAGTTCTTCAAAATCAGGATGGTTCTGTAACAACCTATCGTTTGCTTGCTTAGTAACTAATTCTGTTTCACGTTCTTGTAAAGCTGCTAATCGTTCTTCTAGAGTTTTAGTTCTTTCAGAACTTTGCATATGTGCTACAGTCTCAACTACTTCATAAACATCTGGATATTGTTCTCTAAACTTTTCTAGTTCCTCTGGAGACTTTGGAGCTTTATATTCAGGCATATTTTTAGTTGCCTGTTCTAGAAGTTCTTGTTCTCTAGATTTAAACTCATTAAGTTTAGAATCGTAGTGTGATTTTAAATCATCATATCTTTTTTTGTAATCAGGTTTATTTTTAGTTTCCTTTTTACTTTGCTTAGGTTCTTCTGAAGTTTCAACTTGTGGTTGAGGTTCTTCAAAAAAAGCACCATCAGCAGATACAAACGGTTTATCTTTCTTGTTATGCCAATCTTTATTAGCGTTATAAGGGTTTGCTTCTTTTGCTTGTGTTGCCATCTTCTTACTCCTACTAGGGGCTTTCTAAACAAAGTAGCTGCAAATGTCGACAGTGCAGGGTTTGTTTTTGTCAAGGTAGCCTTTCGGTTATTATTGTGATAGAGGGCTTAAACTTCTAAGGTAGCTCTATCGTTATTGCATACGTGGATTAACAGACATCATTCCTTTTTTGATTTCATCTTCAGCTATGTCTTCATCAACAGGCTTTCCAAATCTATCAACTTTAGTTTCTTCTATTTCACCACCTTCTGCGCTTTGTTGTCTTGTAGCATCTGCTTCAGCCTCGGCATCTTCCATCATACTTTGTAATCTATCCGCGCCTAATTGCTCTGTAGCTTTTGCTGTAAAGACAAACTCACCATCCGACAACCTTGCGGGTATCGAATCGGAGACTTCAGATCCTGGGCCATCAACTGGGCCAGAGCCTGAAAATTCTGTAGCTGTATCCATAAGCTTGTCAAACATTACGCTTAACTCTGGATCAGCTTCTAATTTATTCATTAATTCCATTTCTTCTTCAGAAGATAAAGACTGTGAGATTATGAAGTCTAAGTATTCATCTTCCATTTGCTCGTCAGGAATCATATCTGGTTCTGCTTCAGCAGGCATTGATTCTTCCATTGGCATCATCATAGCCATTTGAGCATCTACATCTCCACCTTCTGCAAAAGGTACGTTATCATCGGGTTCTCTATAATTAAAACCTTCTTCAGCATCTTGTTCTGCTTGTTTAAGACGTTCTTCGCTTAATTCCTCGTTTGATTTTTTTCTCCAACCTTTTCGTTTTTCAATTCTATTTATAGTAGCTTCGTCTTTATCAAAAAAAGAAGGAGTTGGATCTTTAGTTCCCATATAATCATAGGGTTCATTTAGAAAAGCTTTTTCTGCACTTTTTTCATAACTATTTTGATAAGAACTTTCTAATGCACTGTCTTCATTTTTTAAATAATCTTTAAGTGTTTTACTTTCAGGATAATCTCTTTGTAATCTTCTTAATGTATCTTCCGCTAAATCATCAACTTCATATGAAAAATCTAATTCAGGCCCTTTTAATCCTTCAGGAGAAGATTGTTCTAAAGCCATTAACCTGTTTTGTTCACGTTCTAAACTTTTTAAATCGGCTTCTAGTTCTTTTTGAGTTAATTTTTTAATTTTAACTTCTTTACCTTTACCTGTTTTAAAAAGAGTTTTAGCTAATTTACTAGCAAGTCCTCCTAATCCATAGCCCATTCGAGCTACAACTTCTGGAGCTTCTTTTCTTAATGCTTCAATACCTTTATTTGCTTTACCACCTTTAGCTTTCTTTTTTCTTTTTTCTTTTTTAATTTTGACAGGGGTAATAGCAATCGCAATGCCTTCCATTTGTTCTTTCATTGAGCCGTTTTGTTTCATTAGCGATTCTCTTTAATTATTTGTTTAACTGATTGGGGGAGTTGGAGCAACCGTTCCAGAGAACTGATCCTCCCCTGGCTGCGGAATATTTCCAGTTCCGATGTTGCCACCGCCAGTACCTGTAGCTCCAAGTTCTTGAGGTGACTGAGGTAATCCTCCATCGCCAGCCATTGGGGGCTGTTGACCAGTGGGTTGAGTCTCTGTGCCTGTTTCTTGTCCAGCATTTTGCATACCTATTATTTGTGCCATAATAGCTGCTTCTTCAGGATCATTGAGTATCTCATCAGGATCTAAATCTAAGCTATAGGCTAGTTCACTTATTAACTTAGAGATCTTAACAAAAGGAGCAATAGCAGGACTTTG